TTCATAGACTTTGATTCCATTTTTTCACCCATCTTGTAAGCAGCCTTTTTTGCGGCAGCCTTACCTTTAGCAGTGTATGGGAACTTCTTGTTTCCTACTTTTGGCATTATATTTGTCCTATCTCTTTCATTACGGCTGCGGCTTTTGGAGTTATATCTTTTGCTTTAGGCATAGTGTCCGCATCATACGCTTTACCTAAAACTTCTGAAGCCCTATGCGCTTCTTGTACGTGACGCATAGTTGTTCCTGATGGTTGTATTCCTTGTGCTCTTGCATCTTTGTAAGCATTTAATTCAGCAGTCCATTTCTTATCTGAAATGTCCCGTTTGGCATCTCCAGAGTTCATCTGAAGTCCTAAACCTTTACATCCAAAACATCCATCAATTGGTTCTGGATGATGTTCCCAGTGTTTCATATGTCCCCTTATATTGCTGTAAAGTTTGCTGAGGTTACACCTACACCACCAGCAATTAAAGCCGTTCTTGTTGCATCGTTAACTATATGGTTATATCCACCACGATAAAACTCTTGGTAATCATCCTGTACATCATCAAGAACATAGCGAACCTGTGAATATACTCCACCGCTCTTAGCAATGCTAATACCTCTATCTAGTTTATAGAAGTAAAATAGTCTGTGCTTACCTGCTGGTCCTTCTCGGACTGTAGGTGTTTTAAAAACATAATCTGCCATTGTTCTCCTTAATGAACTTACTGCCAAGCAGGAAACACGTGTGCTCCCTGCTAAGCCGTCAATCAACTAAGCGATTGAAGAACCTGATTCGATTCTGTATAGTGCCTCTTCACGGTAGCGAGCAAAGCCAAGTACGCCGTACCAACCCATTGGGCGGTGACGCATTAACTTGTCAACTACTGGTCCGATTACTACGTGTGGCTCTTCGGCAACTGCCTCAGCCAATGCCTGTTGTCCAGCAAGGATTGTGCGGTACACCTTTGCAGATGAAGCACCATCAGTTGCTGAGTATAGACGTGGAGACTCTACGAAGTATGCACCCTCGTATGTTCCGATTTCTCCTGCCCAGATACGGTCTTGAACAGAGCCGTATTGGTTAGGAAGCAACCATCCTGCTGAACCTGTCTCAGCACGTAGGTCGTGGGATACTTCTGGGTGGATACCAGCCCAGTATAGTGAACCCTTACGAGCAACGGACTTACCAGCACGTAACTTAGCAACAGCCTTACGGATGTTAGCAGAAGATAGTGTTGCAGCAGCAGTTACAGTTGCTGTTGAAGTTGCAGTTGAACCTGAGTAGATTACGTTGGTTCCGCCACGCAATGTTGTCATTGCTACGGAGTCAATAGAATCTGCAAGGTTGAATGCAATAATGTTTGCGATTGCTGGGTCTACATCAGCAAGGCTGAATAGTTCCAACGCACGAGTTACCAACACTGAGTTACCATACTCGTTAAGAGTAATGGTTACTGTTGTTGGTGTGGACATTGCTACTGCATCTGGGTCAGCATCCTCAGTAAGGGCTGTAGTTGCAGCAGATAGGTCAACATAACGTTGTAAAACAACTGTTGAGCCTGGGATTGCTTGGCGTGCTGGACGCTTGTCTGCTACTGAACGAATTAATGGCTCAGAGCGAAGAGCGAATTCAAGAAGACGGTCATATGCCTTCTGTACTAAACCAGCAGAACCAGCGGTTCCTCCTAATGAGGACGAACCTGTTGATACGTAGGCGTTAGCCATGTTTCACCTCCAGGGTGATTAATAACGGAATATTATTGTGAGCGAAGTACATCTAATAATGCATCCATTGAATCTGCATTATCGATGCGAAGATTTAAATCCTCTGCTCGGTCTGGGGTCATAGCGTTAGAAGTTAGAACATCCTGTTGACGCAATGCGGCACGGTCTTGTTCTGATGCTTTAGGCTCCTCTGTAGCAACCGTAATTCCGAATAAATCAGCGTTATCATCAAGCCAGTTAGAAACTGACTCTTCGTTAACATCTTCTAAATCCTTAAGAACTAATCTTGCTGCTTTAAGGTTGACACCCTTCTTTTCTAGGACTTCTTTTACTGTACGCTCACGCTGCACCTTGGATAATCCCTCAAGTTGCTCAGTGAGTTCCTTGATACGCTTCTCATCGTTACGCTTGGCTTTCCGTAACTTTTTAAGTAAGTCACTTCCATCCAGTTGCACACCGTTGTCGGTATCTAGGTCGTCTTCGTCTTCATCCCAGTAGTTGTTGCTCATAGCAACCACCCTTCTATTCGTTTGGTTTAGTCGCAAGCCTCAGATTCTGGTCGGGGAACCAGGCTGGCTCTTGCTATCGGTCTAGTACGCTATGTGAGGCCGATGGATTCACATAGGATTCTATATTTGTCCTCTTGTAGAGGAACCTAGAGAGGTTCCAGATATACCAGATTTTGCACTAAAAGCGGCAACTTCTCTCTCTGACAATTTCTTTCTTGCTCGCTGTGCAGATGCTAACTGATTAAATACTTCTTGTTCAGCAGTTGCTTGGTCATAACCTTCAAGTGTTGTACCATAGATATCACTAAGTTTTTTAGCACTAGGTAGTATGTCCGCAATGGTAGCATAACCCTTTTGTGCTTCTGCCTGTGTAACTCCTTGTGCTGCAAGTTGTTCTGCAACATTAACTCCAGCCTCAAGTCCTTGAACTCTTGCTGCAGTTCCAATTTCCGCTGCTGAAACTTGACGTTGAATCTTTTGGAATTGTTGCTCAGGGTCTAATACATATGCAACTAAGTCTGTTTGACCAACACCATAGTAATCTCTAAGAGTTCTAGATACTGCTGGGTCAGCATTTTGCACACGTTGAACTGCAGTTACTACTCTATTAGAAAGTTCTGTAGGTGATACGTCATTAGCAATAAATTGCGATACATACTCATCAGTATCAAATTGTTTTAACCCATAAGCACGTAATACCTGACGATACGAATCTTCTACAGTTATATACTCTGCAGGACTTAAAACCTTAAGATTTTTTTCTAGTCTAATTTGATTTGCTTTAAACCGTGTTTTATATTCATCGGTTTCTTGTAAAGCAAAAGTAATAGTATTTTCTGATGCTCCATTAATTGCCAATTCTTTAATTTTAGGAACAAGACTTGATAGTCCAAATTGAGCAAATCTAGCAGTAAGAATGTCCATGATAGACTTACGCTCAGGAGCTAAAATATCAACATTTGCTGCAGTAATAGTTGTTGGTGGTGTAACCGTAGGAGTTCCAGCGCCTACAGTGCTGATATTTCCAGTTGATGATACAGTTGAGGGAATAGTAGGTCCAGACAATAATGATTTTCTTAAGTTTTCTTCTGCTATTCTTCTGGCTTCTGCATCCTTAATGGCTTGCAATCTATTAGCCTCAGCAGCATCTTCTGCTGCTTTTGCTGCGTCAACTATTGCTTGTTGTTTTTGAAAATAATCAACTGCCTGGGCTGTGTATCTTCCGCTAGATGCAGCACCTGCTGGATTAGCACCTTCTGCTGTTAGTTTTTCGACTACTTGTTGTCCTACAGCACTTGGCGATTGGCCAGTTTTAATTGCTTCAACTAAATTTGGGCTTACTTGACTTAATTGTTGTTGTAGTGCAATCGCTTCTTTAGTTGGGGTGTAAACACCCGACACTGGGTCATAAGGCATTAGATTAATCCCCAATCTTTAAGTGGTTTCATAGATATTGAATCAATTGTAGCAATAGCATTATCAGTATATTCCCAATCTTTGGTACTTTTAATAGTTTGGTCAACTATATACTGTGGTGCTCTTGCTGGCTTTTTAGTAACTGGGTCTTGCCAGTTGATTAATTGTTTCATTATTGGGTCATCATAGCCAATACTATCTGGGTCTCTTTCTAGATAAGTTGCTATGCTTTGTTTAATATTAGATGCTTGGGAATCTAATGATTGTCCTCTTGCAAATCCATCAGCATAGGCTGGATAGGCACTAGCCGCTAAAGTTGTAATCTCTGCTTGAATATCTTCATATGTTACAGTTCCAGAAAATAAGTCTTTAGATTTTTGAGTCCAGTATGATTCATTTAATAATGTACCAACTCCATAAGATGAAGCAAAAGTTTTTAATGCTGTAGTATCACCAAGAATATCTCCGCCAAAACCAGTAATTTTTCCTGAAGTTGCTAGGGCTTGGTCTAATTGATTATCATCCATGCCAGTTGCGTAGGCTTGATTAACTATACTATCAAATGTAGCAGTATCAATTCTAAGGCCAGTAGAAACTAAACGCTTACGAGCCGCCATCTTGTATTTTGTAACACTGTCTGCGTATACCTGTGGTTGGGTAAGTTTTTGTTGCTCACGTTGTTTTACAGTTGAACTTGTATTGCGATAGTATGAAGTCTTGTATAATGCTTCTAATGCTTCAGCAGTTTTTTCTGCTTTAAATAAATCATATACTGCTTTTAATTCAGGATATGCTATTAGTAATGCTTCGCTAATACCGTAAGAAGCGGCTGTTTCGGTACCAGTTGCCATTTATGCTCCCGCCACATTCTGAGATATCCATGAAGAAAACTCAACTCTTTTTGTGCGGTCAAAGTCATCTGGATTTAAAGCCTTTAATTGTTCAGTAATTCTTGCTTCTGAAGAGGCTTGAGAAAATCCAGGAGTAGACTTAACCACTGTTTCCATTTTTCCAGTCTTAGGATTTTTAACTTTTGCAGAAGTAGTGACTGTGCCCTGGGCAATTTCCGCCTGCATTTCTGCTAAACGAGCAGCCTTTTCTTCTTTACTTGCTGGACGACTTAATACTTTTTTGTACCAAGTGTCAACTAGATTTTCAAGCACTTCTGGTCTTTGTTCAGAAATAGTTCTTGTAGGAATGTTTGCTTTTTCTTCTCCAACACCAGGTAAAAGGTCTTTTTCTAAATTTTTAACAAATGTAGAATAATCACTTGAACGACTTGCAAGAGAAATCATGATAGGGTCGGTATTTAATAAAGAACGAACATCTTCTATTGACTTTTTGGGATTATATCCTCTAGGTTTTATAAGTTTATAAATTACAGAAAGTTGTTCTGGCGTAAAACTATCTACTAATCCAACTTGGACTATTGTTTCAGGAGTAATTTTATACCCTTTTGCTTCTAGTTTTTTATTAATACTGTCAATTACACCACCACCCAATACGGTAGTTGGGATAACTTGAGGCTTTGGCACAGGAGTGGCATTAGTACCACGACCCACAACTGGATTAGTCATTGACATTATTTATTTGCTCCTGTAAGTTGAGGTTCTTCATACACATATGAGAAACTGTCATTTTCAAAATATCTATCATAAAACTTTCCAAAATTTACATCTTGCTTACGCAAAGCATAAGTAAAGTTATCAACCTGCTCTTTTAGGTCTCTCGCTTCTTTAGATGCAATTGTAACACCTCTGCGCTTTAATTCATCATGAATGTCATATCTAAAATTTAAATAATCAGCAATTGAGTGCCAACGTGTTTGCTTAGATAGGTCTGCCCACATTTTTGGTGTATTGGCAGCAATGGTAAGCACCTTTACCGTATTGTTAATTTTAGTTTCAAATCCAGGGTTAACTTTCTCTTCATACCAAAGATTATTCTGGGTTTGCATTTCCTTTATAAATGATTCTTTATAAGCATCAAGAATAGTTTTACCATAACCACTTGCTGGGTTATATGGTGGTTCGCCACTCTCAATTGCTTGAGATACGATTTCTTTCATTGATGTCCAGTCTTGCCAACCTTTATTAACGATTGATGACCGATTGTTTTCTAACGCTGCTGCCTGATTAGTAAATTTCTTACGGGTTCCAGGTATTGCATTGGTCATTAGATATGCCTGAGCACTTCCTGAGAAGGCGTAATCATCATCATTGAATACTGCACCAAGGACAGTTAAATCTGCATTTTCTCCTATTTGAGAAATCATTAACTCAACTGTAGAACCATTTTTTTTGACAAGTTCTATCGCTGTATCATCAGCACGGATACCAGATGTTTTGTCCGATAAAGAGTCAGACAATAAATAGTAATCTGGGAAGTCTTTACTAAATCTTTCAGCACCATCTGCGCCATACTCTTTATTGTAATTGCTTAATATGTCTGCATATTTTTGTAATGGAGATACATATCGTGGTTGCAATGGCAGGATGCCAGCACTTAATGCTCTAAGAATTGAAAGACTTACAGCATCACTAGATGCTTCTTTTTTCATTTGAGTAAGTTCTGCTCCAGTTGGCTGGCGTCCATCAGAATCTTTTTCAAATTCAAATCGTTTCATTTCTATAAACATGTTTAAGTCTTTATTATATTGAGCGCCATCATCTTTTGAAAAGAATGCTTCAAATGCTTGTCCAGCACGGCGTAAAGTATTTGGCGTAAGAGCGCCTAATGTATTGGATTGAACTCCAAACGGCAATACTCTTTCCATAAATACTTCAGGAAGTTTAACTCTCTTGGCTACAGCATTGGCTGCGTACTGACCTAATGGTCCAGCAGATATAATCTGTCCACCAGTAGGATTAACTGGGTTAAACCATGATGTTGGAAGGCGTCCTTTAAGACCATTAAGCAGCGGAAGTGTAACTTCTACATACTCGGTACCATATGGGTCTGTCTGAACTTGACCAATGTACTCAGGAATTCTAGCCATCTGAGCAATTCTTAATGGAAACTCTGGATTCTCTAAAGCGATTCTACCATAAGCACGATACTGCTCAACTACTGCAGGGAAAAACGCAATAATATAATTAACCAATGATGGATAGTTCATATCACGGTTAAATGAGTTAATCTTTGCACGAAATTCGTTTAATGCATGTGCTCTAGCAGTTGCTTCAAATTGTTCTATGTTCATATCGCTTAATTTGCGACCTTGAGCATTTGCTACGGCAACCATGCTTTGAAGTTTGTGTTGGTACTTAGCAGCAAAATATGGGTTATAGGAAAGTTTGCTAGTTGGCTGGGTTGCTAACCAAGTAACAGCATCTTTTGTTAGGTCAGAAAAGTATCTAATTCCATTGCTTCTACCTACCATGTCAAGTGCCATATCGGTGCTAACACCAGGGCGAGATGCAACATCTGGATACATTTTCTTTAGTTCCAAAGTGCTTGCTTTTCCTTCAACAACTAATTTTTGCAGTTTAAGGTCTGGAGCAAATTGGTTAACTGCAGACAAAACTCTGTTATAAATGTACTTAGCATCGCTAATCTTAAGTGTTCTGCCAAGGTCCTTTACAATACCAAAACGTTCTGTGTATAAACCAGAAGCAGGACTTTTAATCCACTCAATTATATTCTTTTCAGGGACACCTTGCATAATTTTTTCAGCAACTTTGTCGTTTCTTAGAAGGTTATTAAGTACGTTATCCCATGCGCGGATATGCAAGTCTTCATTTTCAACTGCTTCAATCCACTTGCCACCCTCACGGTCTCTACGAACATTAGATAATTCTAGTTCACGAGTGGATGCAAGCAATCCTCTAATATCGCTTTTACCTTGAATCTTAGACTTGCTTAATTCTCCAAAGCGACCTGAGAAAGGTGCTGGAAAATCATATCCATCAATATTTACTTTATCACGGCCAATAACTTTTGAAGGTATATTTTTGACTAAAGAACTTTCTTGGCGACGCAATTCATTAATTGTCTTATTTATATCATCAATATAACTAAGTGTTTTTTGAATCTCTGGAGATATCTCTTTAGGTGGGTTAGCAGGGTCGTAGTCAGCACGTTTTAAAGATAATTTTGCTGCCCCAACCGCATCTTCACGAATTTTAATTTGTTGACGGATGTTAGCCATATTAGCATTTTTATCAACCATGCCTTTGCCCCAGCGTTTAATTTTACCAACGCTAGTATTAAGACTTGTTATATCATCTAATGTGTCTTTACCTAGTTCTTTAAGTGTATAGAACATGGCTCCGTCGGCCCAGGTACGCAACGTAGAGTCGCGCATAATATTAATTGGGAATCCTGTACGGGCAAGAGTTAATAAACGCCAAATTGATTGAAATTCATCAACCACTGATTTACCAAGCACTGCAGTATTGATTGGTAACTTCCCCTCAGCGCCAAACTTCTTTGAATAACGCTTGAATGCTTTATCAATAAATTCAACAGGAGGAAGATATCCACCATTTGCTAGTTGAGATATAAGTTGAGGGTCTTGAACGATATCACCGTTCTCGTCCTTCATATATGCTCTATTTTCAGAACTAGCACTTTTTGCTTTATTGGTGTTATCTTTTATAATTTTAGAATATTCAGCAAGAACAACATCTTTAATTGCTACTGGCACTCCATACTTATCCGCAATTCGACTAAAAATTGTATCTGTCAGACCATTAATTAGTTCTAATTTTTGTCCTTCAGTACGTGCCATTGTAAAATCATTATAAAATTTTAAGCCTTCTTCTGGGGCTACAACTTTTGCAACTACGCCAGCGCGTATTGTTGTCCTAACTCTAGATGAACTCTGAATAGCATCATTAAAGTTAATTGTACTGTGAGGTGCATCATCTGTCCAGCGGTCAATTTTACGTACTAATACACCTAGACCATTACGTTGATATAGCGTCTGCATTGCTTTACCAAGACGAGTATCTCTAGTGCTTTTATCTAATTTGTTAAGTTCTAATTTATTAACAACACGTTGTTTTGCTATGTCATTGCGAAGTGCTTCAATCAATGGAACTCTAGATACAGTTCTCTCTTGAAGAGCACTGTCAAGTCTTAAAGTCTTATCTAACCAGGCATATTGACTGCGTAGGTCTGTAAGTTCAGCCTCAACAATTTTAGTATTGTCTGGTAAGTTTTTGGATAAAACAATTGTTTCTCCATTACGAGAAAAACCATAGGCTGCTCTTTGTGAGCCGCTAGACTCAACAATATCAATCATGCCTTCATAACGCATTAATTCAGCAAATGTTGCTGGATGCTTTACCTGTAATTCATCAATAGCGGTTTTATCGCCTTGACCAATACGCAGAACAAGGCTACTCTCTTGTGGAGTTTTACCTGCAACTAATACAGCGCCAACTTGGCCATATTCATTATTTCTAAATTCTGGACGTTGTTGAATTGTAACAGCATCATTATCTTGATAAAATTTAAGTACTGGAGTATAAGGTGTCTTTTCTCCAGCAGCAGTCTTTTTTAATAACTCAACATTTTTAACTAAACGCTCTGCGCTTTTTTCACCTTCACGAAATACTTTTTGTGCTTGCTGGGCTAACACGCCTTCTGTCTTAGCAGTTATACCACCAACAGTGGCTGTTCTAATAACCTTGCCAGTAAGTTGGGCTGCTTTAATATCGGGAGCAACTGATGCTTCAAAACCAAAATTAAGCAATCCAGAACTGATTGCGCCAATACCCTTAGATGTATCACCTAGTGCTTTTATTCCAGTAATATGTGATGCTACACGAACAGTATCATTTCCAAAATTATATGTTTCTTGACCTTCTACGGCTTGAGCAAATTTAGCAGATTTTTTAATATCTTTATCTATAGAATCAAACAAGCCAGCCTCTGCTGCAACTCGTCCTGCTTTACCAGCGCCATAACCGCCAAGTGCTGCGCCAATGGCACCAATGGCTGCGCCAGGAATTGCTCCTATGCCACCTACTGCAAAACCAGCAGTAGCACCTGCTGCAGCGCCACCTAAAATTGACATACCAGCAAGAAGTCCCATGCCAGTGTTTTTCTTTTCAATATCACGAATAAAAGCATAATTAGAACGCACGCCTTTTGTTCCAGACATTAATGCGCCACTAACTTTACCGTCAGTAACTTTATCAAGTTCTGCTACACCATATGCAGTTGCTCCAACACCAGCACCAATTGCTGAACCTACACCTGGTATAACTGAGCCAATAGCAGCACCTGCGGCTATTCCAGCAGGTTTACCTAAGGTCATTCCAGCGGCATTGATTGCTGTAATACGAGCACGTTCTGCTGCATCATTTGGAGAAAAAGGTTTTGATTCTACCTCAATATTCATTTGGGCTAATTTACTTCTAGCCTCATTTACATTCTTAGTAAATTTTGCAGGACTTTCTGGCAAGTTTCTAGCAATGTCAAATGATGTTCCAAATTTAATTCTGCCATCAGAATTGAATGGGTCAGTGAGTATGGGGTTGTTCGACTTCTTGAAATAATCTTGAAGTCGCCCTAGCGTATCCCAAAGTGCCATTAAATAATTGTTCCTAGGTACCTTACATAATCTTTAGTACCTTGTGCTGCACCTGGTTGACTTGCCCACCAATTTAGAATTGGATAATATTCACGAATCATTTCTATATCAGGGTCATTAGATGGATTCTTTGGAAGTCCAGGAACAGACATTGCTCCGTCACCTATTGGTGCGCCATCCAAAATACTTTGTTCTGGATTCATGGTATCAGCAGTTAATGGGGTTACCTGAGGAAGTGGCTCTGGTGTTATACCTGCTGGAGCATTACTTTTAATAGATGCTACTGCTTGGTTTCCCTCAACTTTTGATTGGTTTAACATTTGATTTTGTCCGTAAGCAAATCCAGTGTAATCGCCTGATTGACCGTTTCCACCTAATCCATTTACATTTGCTGGATTATATTGTGGTCCTCCGTTAGGTCCTCCACTTACCATGATTCCTCCTACTTAATTTTTCTAGGTTGTTCTTTTGATATGTACGGACCAGCAGTAAATGCTGTAAGTTTAGATGCTATTTCCATTGCTTCAAAAGCATCTGCTCCTGCGTACAAAGCACCTAATGCATAGGTGGCTCCAGAGCCTGCAGCGTACACTCCATCTGCAGATTTACTTATTGATAGTTCTTGGTCAACATCAAATATTTCTCCACCAATAGCCATTATAAACTGAAAGCGATTTTCTTTACTGTCTTCTTCAAAATTATAACCATTCTCTGCCATGCATTTACGCAAAGATGGCATTGCCTTTACAATCATAAAATGATAAAGGTCTTCTCTATCCTGCTTAGTAGGAGTGGGTGGCTCCCAAATATGTTGCGCTATATCACAGGGTAATGTTTCACCAGAACCAGCAATTAGAAACATACCATTTTCTGAAATCTTTTTAACTTCTGGATGTGTATAAATTCTACCATCAGCATCGGTTGTTTGGCTATCAGCAACTATGAAGCAACGGTCTTTATGCTCTAATCCAATAATCGTTGTCATTGTCCCCTACTTAATTATCGTCTACGTGAAGTTCTTACGCTTGCATTTCCTTGTCCAGAGCCAGCAATACTTGAAATTAAACTCATTACATCTTGCGGTGGTTGTTCAGGCGGTAAAACATTTCCTGGAGCACCTTGAGGAGAGCCTCCTACTGGAGCACCAGAGGGAGCAGGGGACGTTTGCTCAACCATAGGATTAGAGGCACCAGCAGGAGGGACTTGTTGTTGCGGTGTAAAGGTAGCCTCAATAGCATCTTCTAATGCTTGTCCCTTTTGGCGAGCCTTGATAACCGCAGCAATCTTTCTAACTACATCAGAAGCGTCTTGTCCCTGTGTGGCCATCTGTGGTATTGCTTGTGTGTAAGCAGTTAATGAGCCAAGTAATGCGGCTCTCATATCTTCAATTTCAATCTTTTCAAGTTCTTGTGTTACGTTAACAGTAAATGGCAACTCACGCATAGCCATATCTTTGGAGATTAACTTACCTCCAAGTGCTTGTAACATAAAGATAAGACCTTGCGCTGGGTTAAGACCAGCAAGCATTCCGTAGCGAACATCAGCAGAGTAATCTTGCTTGATATCCTTGGTTGGCTTATATGTAATTTCATAAGGTGAACCAGAGTCTACGCCACGAATTGTTTTTTCTTCTGGGTAGATTAATTCATCAACTTCAAAACAAATGCTTATAACATCACGAAGTGTTGCCGCAAATATTGCTTGGGCTGATTTAACTTGTGTATCAAACGCACCCATAAGTGCTTGTACACCTTGACCAGTAACAACAGATGCATCAATGTTTCCAGTACGTCCCTCTGGATAACGAGCACCAACCCTAAGTTCTTGGTTAAGTAATGTCTGTTCTGTAAATGCGCCTTGTGGTAGAGTAAGTTCTACTCGACGAACACCTGCTGGGTTGGCGGTGCGGATAACCGCATCTCCACCCAACTGTAGTTCTTGTACATCTTGTGGAAGTACAATAGGTGCCTGTACTGATTTCTCCGCTGCTTCCATTGCCAATAAGGCGAAACGGTTGCGGAGTAACTGAATTCCAAGTACGTCGTCAAATTGTCCACGTAGTTCGCTATCAATAGATGGCTTACGTGCTACAACTACCATCATCTTACCAAGAGGATTCTTGGCTTGTGATAATACTAAATTATCCTTTGAAGGGATATAAACAACTGATTGGTCTTTATCGTAATAACGAATCATCTCAACCATGCCGTTTAGGTCTTGCTTGTAACCCATTCCGCCTAGAAGTATGTTGTCAAACTCTGGGAACTGGCTTACTAACTCACCTAATGTTAAACTGTATCTTTTGGCAAATGCTACGCAACGACCATAACGGTCAAACTCTGGATATGCTCCAATTGGATTTTCGATACGAATGCGGGGAAGGCTTGCTTCCTCATCTAATTCTATAATAAACGGAACAAAGCCGTAGGTTATATACCAGTCTGCTCCTGAGTACATCTGGACCGATAGGTCAGAGTGCGAAAAATAATTACTAGCAATACGAGTACGCTTATCGGCAAAATTACGAGCACGGTCATTAACCGCATTAGCCGCTGAGCAATTGACTGCTGGGAGAGGAGCCATAACCTCTGAAAGGTCTCTGGCAACGACATCAATAAAATTTGCAACGACATTAGCATCTACACCGTCTGGAAAGAAGTCAGGATAGACTTCAGATATTTTGCCTTTACGGACAGCAAGAACGTCTAGATTGCGAGCATCTCTCTCGCTATTACGATAACGCAGCGATTGAACTCGCGCTGATATCTGTTCAATTGTTAATGCCACTAGTTACCCCTTTTAATTCTATTTTTACTTAAAGCAGTTTCGGCCTTGCGTTGTAGGCTTGCATCGTAGGCTGCTCTTTGCGGAGTTCCTTTTGCTGGAATGTTAAATGTTTTCTCTATTAATGCTTTAGACTCAGCAATAGATGGAGTAATTGGAGAGGCTGAACCTTCTTTGTAAACTTTATTTACAGTAGAAACACCCTTAATACCACCAGTAGTCCTGGCCGCTGTTTGGGCTAATCTTGCAGCCCTAACTGATGCAACAATTGCTGCTATTGGTAATGCCATCTGTATCCTAACTGTAAGTTTCTTGCCATTGCTCTGCAAAGGCCTCGTCTAAATTAAGTGAACCTCTACCAGCCATCTGTGCTCTAGTAGCCCATCTGTTTGTCTGGTACTGCCCAACTCTACTTGATGTTTGCATAAGTTCTCTACAACGGATAACGGCAAACCATAGTGCCATTACACAGTCAGTAGGGTTTTTAGTATCAGGCTTCCAAATGATAAGTTGCTGTATTAAAGACTTTAGTCCTTCAGAACCTTCATTGCTTGGAAATTCTATTAGGTTATTATCTTGGAATCTACCATCTCTAACAGAACCAAATAGTCCTGCCATAGATGCCACACCAAATCCAACATCCCATTTATTTTTACCAGTAAAGTGTGAGTTAAGTTGACATCCATAAGATGCAAGGTAGTCACGCAGTTCTGTATCCATAGCATAGTACTTCTGGTGGGCGTTAATTTCAACCCGAAACTCTTGAGGCTTAAATCGTTCTACCCATTCCTTGATAAGAGCATTCTCTTTTTGAGGAGTAGGGTCAACCATGTTGACGCAATCTAAAACATAAATTTTTCCATCGGCACGATTATAAGATACTGCTACGAAAGCAGAACGTCCAGTTACCGCTGGGTCAAAGCCAATAATAGTATAAGTTGAATCTACGTTCTTGGGGTGGCCTGCCGTGTCTTTTTTAAGTGGTCCACGCTTTCGCATACCGTTAACACATCCTGCGACAATTGTTGGCGAGAATATGGAATCGGATTGGACGTCTTCTTGCTGGTAGACCATAGCCCAGACACTCGGAGCAACTTCAGACCGCCTTGTAAAAAGCGAGGGTCCATCCCACTTGGGGTATAGTCCTTGCTCATTAGGTTCGTCCTGTTCTCCCTCTGCCCTGTCTGTCCAAGGCCAAAGTGTTTTCCAGTTTTTTGGGTTCTCATCAAATTCTAATACTGATGGCATAGCCATATATGTGAAAGGAGTTTTCCCGCCAGTCCATTGGTCAGGGTCTCTAATCATTTTATATAAATCTATAGGTGCGACACGGGTTCCTACTATAAGCAGTTTGCCGTGCCGCCCTAGGCGGGTGATGACTTCTTTTTGAAGCCATTCAATTTGCTTCTCCCACTCATGGGCGTTTGCATTCATCACCACATCGTCAAGGATAATCAGGTCGGCGCGAGCACCATAAATCTGTGACCCGAATCCTAATGCTTGTACAGTTGGGTCTTTCTCACCTGAGTCTCGTCCTGCACCCAAGTAAATCATGTCAGCAGACCAGGTTGGTGAATCTGCCTTATAGCCACCGTTAGGTCCGAAGGATACTTGCATCTTGGTCCAGTTAGGATGGCTTAATCTTGTCTTAATCGCAGATAGGAACTTACGTGCCATACCTTGCGTCTTTGATACAATAATGATTCTAACGTTAGGGTCTACTGATAAACGGTAGGTAACGTAGTTGATGGTAAGTACTGTTGACTTAGCATGCTCGGGTGGTACGTTAATAAGAATACGGTTGGTTGCTGCTTGTTCATAGGTCATGCTAGGATGCATGAACCTTGGTTCCTTGCCCTCTATCAAATCAATCCAAGACTTGTGATGGTCAAAGAGTTTGGTATCTAGGAACTGCTCTGAAAAATCTTCAAATGATATATCTTTAAGATTGGCTAAGTCGGTCTTGATACCTTTGCCTGAAAGGCGGGCTTTGTCCGCTTTGTCCTTAAAGTCGGCATCTGCCATAGACCATTGACGGAAGGTAACATCGTTTCTACCTACAGCCTTCATAGCATCTACTACGGTAGCCCCCTGGGCTAACAGTTCTAACACTTGTAGTTGGGCTGCATCTTTGGGGATGTTTTGTACCCCTGGCTTACGACCCACAGTTGCCCCCAATAACGCTGATTTAACGGTCCCTATAAACGGGCAGACTATCCCCAATATAATTATAAATTATTAATAATATTATATAGGAGCGGAGTCTTAAACGGAGCGACTCCGTATATTATATATATACTATAGATAACCTGTTCAAAGTACTAAAAC